CCAGAGGAAGTATCAACTTCAGATGCACCTGATACACCAATCTGCACGTTGTCAGCAGTGATGTCAGTAGATGTAATTGCCTGATTGAATGTTACTGTACCTGTGAAGGCATGAGCATCACCAGAGTTGTTACCAATCTGTGTGTTACCATCTACATCTAACGTACCAGTGACTGTGAGGTTATCATCGACTTGAGTCTCTCCAGTTGCGGAGTCAAGTATAAGGTTGTTTCCAGAAGTTGTGCTAATTTCAGAATCAGAGTCCACACCAATAGTAACAGAATCAGCTGTGATATCTGTGGAAGTGATTGCTTGGTTGAATTGAACTGTACCTGTAACAGAATGAGCGTCACCAGAAGCATTACCAATAGTAGTATTTCCATCAACGGTAAGGGTACCATCAACCTTGGTATTACCATCGACATTAAGGTTGAGGTCAACATCTAAATCATCTGTAACATTTACTGTACCACCTGCTGAATCTAATACTAGATTTCCAGAGGTAGTAGAAATTTCAGTATCACCATCAACACCTATTTTAATATTATCCGCAGTGATATCTGTGGAAGTAATCGCTTGGTTAAACTGGACAGTACCTGTAACACTATGTGCATCAGATCCAGAATTACCGATAGTTGCGTTACCATCTACTTGGACAGTCCCTGCTATTACAGTGTTACCTGTACCAGCATCAACTGTAAACTTAGTAGAGTTGACCGCAAAATCATCAGTTACATCAAGAGTACCTGTGATATCTACATTGCCACCAAAACTACCATCATCAGTAACAACTAAGTCGTCTCCAACATAGAAGTCAAGACCTACAGAAGCACCACCACCTACGATTAATGCACCTGTAGCAGCATTAGTAGCATTAGTTGTATCAAATAATTTTAAACTTCCTGCATCAATTCCTGAGCGTACTCCAGAGAATGCCTCTGATGAATTAGTTGCAGCATTATAGAATGCATATCTTGATGCTGAAGTATCCCAACCAAAGAATCCTATTCTTGCAGTAACACCATCATGGTATCTAAATTCTATACCACGGTCTAATGCATCTTGAGAACCTGGAGCAGTGTCTCCACCCAATGTGAATACAGGGTCATCTACAGTTACTGTAGTGCTATTAACTGTTGTAGTAGTACCATTAACTGTGAGGTTACCTTCGATTAATGCGTTGGTGTTGACTGTTAAACTTCCGTCAACTGTGACATCATCGGTAAATTGCGATACTGCATTGACTGTTAATACATCAGTATTAGCATTACCAATGGTAGTAAGACTACCAGTTATATTAAATTCTCTATTAAATGTTGCGTCACCATGGACTACGAGAGCACCATCTGTTGCACCACCCTGTCCTACACGACCTATAGTTGTATATCCAGACTCACCTAAGATAGAAAACTCTACGTTATCATTAGTACCAACCTTACCAACATAGAAGTCATCTCCTACATGTAGGTCTGCTACGATACCTGCACCACCTGCTACTCTAAGGTTTGCATCTGGGTCATCAGCGAATGTTGCGTTATGTGCTGCAACACTACCAATATACTCACGATATCTTACATCTAAGTTATTAAGTAGAGAAGGACGTGTCCTTGCTGTACCAGCATCCTTAGAATCAATTCTGTCTGAGACATATAAGTCTCCACCTATTCTTACATCCTTATCGATGTTAACACCACCTGCAAATGTAGCATTTCCATCAGCAGTCTTAGTGATGGCATCGTTAGCAGTAGTATCAACTGTTATATTATTTGTCCTTTCAAAGGTGTTGAATCCACCTATGTTTAAACTACCTTCAATATCAGTGTTACCATTTGTGCTACTGATAAGGAATTTAGTATCGGTACCATTAGTAATCTTAAACTCTTTACCAGTGACATCCATTAGGAAGTCATTATGGAAGACTACATCATCATCAACATCTAATGTGCTGTTAAGAGTAGTAGCACCATCTACATCTAAAGTACTGTTTAAGGTAGAACCACCATCGATGTCCATCGTGCCATCGGTGTGGAAGTTACCATTGTCAGTATCAACCCAGAATAAGTTATCACCATTTGCATTCTGGACCATGAATCCCTTATTGTCTGCTCTAACATAGAAGTCAGAATAGAAATAAGCATCACCATCAGCATTAGTTGTACCTTTAATAACTGTGTTACCAGTATCAGTATCAACTGTAAACTTATCTACACCCGCAGCAGTCTGAATCTTAAAGTCTTCATTATCAGACTTGATTAACACTGTATCGTTAATCTCTGTCTGTCCTGCGATAGTTGTAGTACCACCTATGTGGACATTTTGTGATATACCTACACCACCAGTTACTACCAGAGACCCTTCCGACGTGGAGTTGCTTCCTGTGTTTGTTGTGAGTGCGAGTGTTCCAGCAATGATAGGAGCGTCAGTGCCAGAGAAAATTTCAGAGGAGTTAGTGGCATCGAGGAGGAACCTAAAGCCGCCAGTGCCAGTCCATATGTTAGAGTTTGCATAATCGTTATCCCAACCAAAGAATCCAACCCTTGCTTGGTCTCCAGTTCTATAATATCTAAATTCTATACCACGATCTTTACTATCAGCAGAACCTGGAGCAGTGTCTCCACCCAATGTAATGATAGGATCGTCTACTGTCATTACAGTTGAGTTAACTGTAGTGGTCTGACCTTGTACTAATAGGTCACCCCAAATTTCTACAGTACCTGTATTCTGTTGATTGTCATCTGGATCAAGGACCAGATTACTGCCAGGATCGCAAGCCAAGACATTAGCTTTCGCATGGAAGTTTTCAAAACATACCCTCGCATCTGGATGTATGGCAGTAAGGACCATTCCTTGGTCTGCCTGTATATTAATTGTTGCATTACCTGCCCCTGCGTTAGTAGAGGAGATAAGCATGTCAACATCATTTGCTGAATCCGCAGCATAAGTAAATCTCATGCGGTTGGTTTCAGTAGCGTCAGGTGCTACGACTCTCTTTAATTCTTGATCTCTCTTATCACCATCAAGTAATACATCAGCAGAGAATGTTGTGTCTAAGTTAAGGTCAAATATACCTGTTAAGGATGACCCTGTAAATTCTTTACTATTACCATACTGGGCATCAGCAGCAGGTGCTGAATAACTACTACCCTGTGATAATATACCTGGTTGATATGGATACTCAGCAGTATCATAAGCAACTATTCTTGCAGCAACGTTACCACCACGGTTATTAATGTTAAGGTGGTTTAGATGGGTTAGACCATGATATGCGTTGTGTTGATTACGCTCTGGGTCTAATTCTAATGTCTGTGTAGTTTGACTATCTCCAAACATTAGATGTCCTAATGATTGAAGTTGAGAGTTTTCTACACCTCTCTCAGCAATACTTACATGTCCACCCTGTTGTGGGTCTAACCATGCAGTAATACTAAAGTCTTCTTGATTGAAAGATGCTATACCTTTCTGTGGTGATAGAGCACTACCTAAGTATCTCCATCCACCTGTATCACTTGTATCTGTATGAGTTGGTTCTCCTAATCCAGGAGGAATATCTCTAATAGATGCTTCGTAGAATTTATCAGTAGAGTTTTTAATTCTATCAAATCTACTATACGAAGTACCATTACTAAATGCAGATGCTTCAGTACCTACTTTTGCTGTAGCAATAGCAGAAGTCTGAGCAAATGTTAAACGACCATATCTGTCAACGTTAAAGTTAGTTGTGTTAACTGTCTCGTCACCAGTGGTTGCAGATATTAGAGGTGTGTCTAGGTTACCTATAGGGTTATAGTCACCGACAACAACTGTAGTATCAGCAAGGTCAATGAATGGGTTAGATGCTTGACCATTACCATTCTGTACAAGGATTCTATTAGCACCACCTGTAATACTTCTACTAACAATAGCACCTTCAGACTGCCTTGAGAGCAGACCAAATGTAGTCATACTTGCTAGTGAAGATAGGTCACTATCTAATGGTTGTGCGTCAGCAATTCCATATGCACTTAAAGTGGTAGGGTTAGTTGCATCAACAATACGACCACGAGAGTCAACTGTAACCTGACTATATGTACCTGTCGCATCTAAATCATTAGGGTCATAATGAGGTAGAGCAACAGCATAATTCAATTCAGCAGTGATAGTTAGGTTCGAGGATCCATCGAACGTACCACTACCCGACATATCACCACCTAAGGCGATAGATCGAGCGTTTGCTAATCTTGTTGCTGTAGCAGCGTTACCAACTAAAGAAGCAGTAATGGCTCCTGCTTCAAAGTTACCATCAGCGTCCCTTTTAACAAGTGTATTTGCAGTGTTTGATTCTGTTTCTAATGGTCTCTCATACTTAAGAGAGTTCCAAGATGTGACACCATCTCCTATCTTCAGTCGAGAGGTATCTATTTCGATACCCAACTCACCCTGAGCTAGGATTGGGTTGACGTTAGCCCACTGCTGTGCACCATCACGTCTTAGTTGTAGTCTATTTGCCATTTAATTAGGGATCCTTCAGAGCACAGTCTTACTGGTTTATTTATGTGTCTTCTGCTGCTGTTTCCTCTGTTGGTGGTGTTTCCTCTGTAGGAGGATTCAAATATTCTAATGTTTCAATAGCACCTAGAAGTTTTAGAGCAGTACTTTCGTTATCTTTAATCTTCTTAGCGAGTTGTTGATTCTCTCCAAGTAGAGCTTGATATCTTTCTTTAAATTGCCCTAGCAGTTCCGCAGGGTCTTGTGTTTCGGTCACATCAGCTGGCATTTTCTTTCTCCAATAATAGTGTAAGCATTGACTTCATGTCAGATATATCTGATTTTAGCAGGTCTACATCGTTTTGTAAACTGTCGAAGTCATCGTCTTTCTTTTGACGCTTGTTATATGATGCCATATATTGTTCATACTGTGTTTTGTTACAGTTAACTACAGCATTAGATTCGGGGTCTCTAAACCACCCATCCCTGTTCTCGACTGGGATTAGGTCATCTTTGAAAGGTTGAATCTGGTCGGAGTGATCTTTAGAACTTGACATATGGAATAATAATAATTATAATCAACCATGTAAGGGTTGGGGATGAGGTTCTATGTAGCTAACGCTATAGCCCTCAAGTCGGCAATCAATGGAACTCTTGCTTGACTCCAAGATCTCATTACGATTTTTATCTGGAATGCGTTAAAATTAAGTCCGTTAACTTCGTAAGCATAATCCTTCCAAAGAATTTCATCAGTACCAGAAGAGTCATATGATTGGTTATTGACCTCACTTAGAGGAGCACCAACATATGTCCATCCAACTGTATTAGGATCAGCGTTATCACCTTGCTTGAATGCACGATAGTAAACTCTAATCTCTGTTGATGGATGTCTAGTAGTTTGGAAATCAATCTTAATAGTTCTGGCCTCAGAACCTAGGCGAGCGAGACGAGTGAGATACACTGCGTCATTCTGGTCACCAGTTGGTAGGACGCTTACATCCATTGTCCTATCAATCTGAGACTGCTGTCCATAAGGAGCAGGACCGCCAGGCCACCAGTTGATTCTATTAGATGTTGTAATCAATGATAATCTATCAAGGTCAATACATGGAGACACAGAATCTTTCTCTGTGGTCAATGTTAATGCCATGGTAAGAGACTTATTACCATCAAGTTTATTTTGCTCGTTAATTTTAGAGCAAATCATTTGTGGTGAAGTGAAAGCATTTTGCTCATTCAACACAATATCATAATATTGTCCATTATTAACGAAGGATGCTTGGTCACGTGGTTGTGATGCACCTTCTCCACCTCCACTACCTACAGATGTGGCAGTAGTTGTGTTAACACGTGCTGTTACCTCAGTCTCAGGCAACACCATGGTTGATACTCTAGGAGTTAGAGTCTCAAACTGGACGTTTTGAGATGACCATACATGTGTTCCTCCACCTCTGATACCATTAGTTGCAACGTGGTCAACTGCTATCATAAATGTATCCAACCAAGGACACTCAATAGAGGTATGTACTTTGTTGATTTCTGTAAGAGGTACCCCATCTAAATTGTAACATTCAACTATGCTACCTGAGGGATGCTCTACATCAGCAGTACCAGCAGCACCTCTACCAGAAGTTGCGACAGTTAATACCTGTCCATTAGCAGAGATTGCTGAGTATTGTATGATTTCATCTTCAATCTTTATATAACCAGGATTTAAGTTACCGATTATAGCACCACCTATCACACCATGGAATTGGGATACATCTTGTACCTGAATTGAAGTAGCACCTGCTGACAGAGTTGTAGTCAACGTTGTAGATGGAACTTCAGATATAACACCTTCAATTTCTACGTTGTTGGTGCGTTGATGCATACCATGGTTTCTATGTGAGATGGCAATTTCTTTGTCGTCATCAGGGAATGATGGAGCTTGTGTAGGATAAGCAACATAAGAGTCACCACTATAACCAATGCTTGTAATAGTAGCAGATGTGCCTCCTGGCTCTGATAATGTATCTCCAGTATCAAATGCCTTACTGATATAATTTAATGTCAAAGTTGTTGTACCTGCATCGTATGCAGTAACTGTACCTGTAGCACCAGATGTTGAACCTGTTACCACATCTCCAACTTCAAACGTGCCATTATATACAGCAGATAATACTATTGAAGAAACTGACTGTGAAGACCTAAGTCCTTGGAATGGGTCATTATTAGCATCTAAAAATCCTGCTGCGAATGCACCATCTATATCTGTGATGGTTAACTTCTCTGGATCTGATATTGAGTCAAATTCTACTATAGTAGCAGATGCTCCTGATGGTTCCTGCTTAATCCTTGCACCTATAGTAAAGTTAAAGTTTTGTGTAGCAGGTAGAAGTAAGGTTTGTTTTGGTTTTAATGTGAGGATTGGATTCTCAATAAGGTTATGAATACCTCCATTACCTTTACCTAATTCAGCGTTATTGAGAATTGCAGTACCTTGCATCTGATTAAACTTAGCACGGTATACTGTAAACTTCATGTCCTCAAACTGGTCAGCAGTCCAAGTAGATGCGTTTTGTGATTTGAATAGCACACCCGCATATGGCTGCTCAGATATAGTCCTTGTTCCTGATACATCTATATCACCCATTCGAGATATCCATACGGTATACTCGTTAGAGTCAGATAGTAATACGAAACAATATTCAGTTGATTGTTTGATATAAACAGGAGACCTGAATGTAAACCTTGATGGAATTGCTGCGTTGTCAGACAACTCAATCTGTGAAGGACTGATAGTCACATCTGAGAAAGGTAGGATATCCTTAGTGGGATAACCATTCTCCATAGTCCTTATCTGCATAGAGATAGGGATGTTGGCATCCTTTGTTTTGAAGAATACATCAACACCAGTTAAGAATACACCACCTTCTTCATCACATAGGAATGATTGAGCAAGAGGGTCATACCAACCAATCTGCCTTGTCTCAGTCCTAGTAGTGATAACCTGTCTCGTATCTGAAACGGTATCTCTAACCAACTCTGCATTTCTAACTGCAAGAATATTTTCTCTAACAGTTTTCAATTCACCTTGTGCTGTGTAAGTAGTTTCAGCAGAAGAATCTACTTCACCACTTGCCTTACTATTAGTAGAGGAGGTAGTAAAACGGAATGTCCTAGTACCTGTTGCCCAACGTGGGTTGGAATCATTACCTGGGTTAGGTATGAAGAATGTACCTTGTAGGTTACCAATATTGTCAGTCAATAGACGACGGTCTTTAACAACACCACGTGCTCCAGATGTCTGTCCTATCAATATTTCACCAATCACCATATTACCATAGTAGTTTGGATTGACGCTCTCGGCCAATGACTTCGTATCTATGTTAATATATGGAGTATTTGATGCATAAGACTCTTGTAGTGTAGCGGTACCTGTAGCATAAGGGTCAGTTGCATATCCATCATTCGCAGCAGCGACTTTAAGACGACAACCTGAGATACTACCAACTACAGTTTCACCTGTAACAAAGGGTGTTTCATTACTTAATGGGTTAGCAGTAGATGACTTAACTAACTCAATTACTTTAGGGGTAATGTAAGTAGATACGTTAACTCCATCGAAGAATGCAAATACTCTTGTGCGAGGCTTCATACGCTCTACGTTGAAGGCTACGTTTCGTGAACGTATCCATGGAATCGCTGTTTGTGATAATACGCTATCACCTAAAGACTTTCTATCAATCTTTGGTACTACACGAGTCCTAATACCCTGTCTTGCTTGGTTATTAACAACCCTCCAAGTCCTTCTTTCATGTACGAAGATGGGTTGTCTTCCTTGTCCGTGACCTAATCTTCCTAGTTTACGACCACCTGCTGAGAAACTACCAGACCTATTCCTAAACTGTGATGTGGATAGTAGAGATTCTCCAGTCCAGTTAGTCTTCCAACTACCCCACTGGATAGGTGCGAAACCATTCTGGTCAACTTGTAAATCTCTTGATACAGCAGAGAAGTCACCTTCTACGTTTTCAACACGTGCAGGTAATCTCTTAGTATCTAACCAGTCATCAGATGCAGGAGTTAAGTCAACTCTACCGATGAAAGTAAACACGTTAAATGGGTTTACATTCTCTACCCTAGATGCATAGGGTTGAGTGATGATTGCTAAATCATCCCATGGCAGCAATGCCATGTTACCTTCTGTCTTCACTATATTAGAAGACGAAGCCATATTTAATTCTAGTGGTACGTTTGTAGTATAGTGTGACGGTCTGAGGAATCCGTTTTGGAAATCGAGAGAGCATTTGTAGTCAATACTAAACACGTCACCAACGTTATGGTCAGTGAAGTCATCAACAACGTAACCATTCTTAAGACGGTCAAATCCGTTGTCATCATATGTCTTAGTATTTTCTGCTTGTACCTCTAGCAGTGACAATGATGTGTAGTATTCAACGTGCTCAAGACGTGTCTCTAAATCTCCGATATCTTTCATCGTATAACGACGAATGATTTCTGGGTTAATCAGAATGTCTCTTTCTACGTCATAAACATATGGGCGGTATTCAATCTGTGCTAATAGCATAGCATTCTCGATACCGTCTGGGGGAGGTAAGTCCTCAGAGGATACACCTTTAACTACCTTAAGTTGGTTATCGTGCGTTAAATATAACTTATCTGCACGTGGGAGATAGTATGCATAGTCCATACGAATCTCTGTATTAACCTTCGGTATATCGAAGATAGTAGATCCACCAACACCTCCAGAGGTGTCAAATTGTCTTGCAGCAAAGTCTAGTGACGCACAGTTAACATAGAATGGTTGTGTAACTGTACCTGACCCTGATGCTAATTCTCCTACACCTGGACGGAAGTCTACTTGGTCTCTCAAGAAGTTAATAGATCCATCTAGTTTGTATTTTGGAATATCTTTATAGTCTATACCTGTGTATGACTGTGATGCAAAGTAGTCACCTGATGATTCATGTATGAAGTAATCAAATATAACAAGAAGTTTTCTGATTGGTGGGGTATACTGTGGATACCTTGTAATCTTACAAACATCATAGAAGTGTGCCTTCTGACCTGCTTCAAGAGTATACTGAGTGGTAATAACTTTACTACCCCTAGATACTGATCCTTCAGCGTCATCAACGATTGCGTTAAGTGGTACACCATCATCATCTACACCATCAATAGTCTCACCCGCAGCAAATGGTATTTCATTTAACTGCACAAAGTATAGTCTTAATGTGGAGTTGATAAACTGAATAACTCTACCACGTGCACCTGATGTCCTACCTACGATAACAGTTCCGTTATCAAAGAAAGTAGATTCGGTTAATACAACATATGGTGGAGCAGCATCTGCATCAGTCTCCGATTCGTATACAGCATGTACGTTGTATACATCATTCAAAGCGAATGAAATTTCTTCATCTTCAATACGTGTGCCATACAAATTACCATAGGCAAGTCCGTATTTAGTTTGGTCGTTGTTAATCCGAGTGCGAATAACCTTCATCGCTCTCATCTTAGCAGCAGTTTTGATTTTTTTAGATACTATATTCTTAGAAACTAGAGCAGTTAATTTAATAGTATTAACATTTGCTAGTTGGTCAATAGTAATTGACTGTCTGTCAGCACCAAAGGTAACTGTTAATGTACCTGCTTCACTTAGTGCTTCTATATTAAGGTTGTCTCCAACATTCCATGCAGATCCTGATTCAGCAATAATAGTTAAGATATAGTTTTCATCATCTAGTGTTGCAAACTGCTCTGATTCAGGTAGTGAAACTGTAACACCACCAGATACAACAGTCTTATTATTAAATGTCCTATAGACAAAGAATGACTCGTCAGCAATAGACTTCATAGAAGTCCTTGGTGTGTCAATAGTTAATTCACCATTCTGATAGTCCTTCTGGAATACGAAAGGACGCATTCTAATAAGTGAGTTAACTTCAGCATCATTAACAGTACCTTTTTTGGCAGCTGCTTCTAGTAATGCATACTGATTAAGATAATCAAATATAAATCCTGACTGACCTGTAGCAGCATTTTGTGCTGTAATATTCAATGCTGTAACGTCAACTGTCTGAATCCTAAGAGTATTCTCACCCTCAGAAGAAGTATTAGTTGAGGTAACAACATCACCTGGACGTAAGTCATTAGCAAACTTAGTCCTAAATCCTTCTAATCTGCTATTACCTGCTTGGTCAATAGTAATAGTAGACCCTTCTATTTCTGCTTGGTCATTTAATAACCAGTTAGCACCGAAGATAATAGTAGATGAACCATTACTTGGATCTTCTCTACCTACGCATGAACGTGTATCTGTAAGGTTGAAAGTATGTGCTGCTTCCATTGTACCAACAACTCGGCCATCACGCTCGATAACCTCGCCATTTAGGAAGACACCTGAAACTTGCTCTAGTCTACAGTTGGTACCTGAACCTGATTCAGCAACGAAACCTGTTGCTTGAGATGTCCTACCACGTAGTAAATCACCCACTGCAACACTGTTATTACCTGCTGCAAAGTTGATTGCAGTAAACATTTGAGCATCAAATATCCACAAATCCCAAATACCAGTCTGGTCTTCCTGAAGCTGGACTGTCCTACAACGTCCAATTAGTGTACCAGTTACAGTATTTGTGGTATTAAGTGTCCAGTCATCATATAACTCAAGTGTTTGATATGCTGCTGATACACCTTCACCTGTTAGATTAGGCCATCCGTAGATGTCATAAACCTTTACAAACTGCCCTAGTCTGAATGCTAGTATGGCGTTTTGCACTGAATCAAAGTCTCTTGGTTTGTCTGCATCCACGTATTGTGGTACCAAAAACTCTGTCCTATAACCTTTAACGTATGCTCTACCTGGGCTAATCTCAAATGAAATTAAATCGTCTGATGCTAATTGTCCACCAGAGGTTGTTTCACCTGCACTATAAACACCATTATTAAATCCGTCGTCTAAACTTTCTCTTGCCTTAACAGCGAAGGTATCAATTACATAGTCTCCACTTTCTTCAAAGGTTCTCCTTGCAAGTGACCTTTCCAACTCTGAATAAGCAGTGTGAGTAACGAACTGTTCAATCTTTGAGTTGTTGATACGAAGTAGTTCAATAAAGTTTTTATCGGTCTCATCGTTGATTGGTTTCTTAACGAGAGAAGTTTTAATTCTAAATCTGTGACCACCTGGAGCAGAATAGTTAGATGTGCCAGCTGCGTTGTCATTAAGACTTGGGTCGTCTTCTGGCGTAACGATTGATTCACTGACTTCAAGTCCAACTCTGTAGGAAGGGTTGTTACTATATTGGTCAAGGATGAGATATGATGATGCAACATCTACAAAATGTCCTCTAATAAAGTATACACCTGCGTTAATATATGCAGTTGATGCAACCGCAGTAGATTCAACAGGTAGTAATTGTGCGAATGGGGATCCAACCTCAATAAGAGTTGTACCGAAAGTTATTTCATTTTCGGCCAATAGTTGCTCGTTGGGCTGAAATGTCTTGATACCAGTGTCACTTACAGAGTCACCTGACTCAACATACTTAACGTATAGAGTAATATATCCACGACTAGACTCTGTAGAGGGGATTGAATATAAGACTTTTGCTTTAATACCAGTGGTAATACCTTCTATAATCTGTCCTGTAATCTGAGTACGATATGTCTCAACGTCTACACCAAGGAAAGATTGTTGCAGTATGATTGCTTGCACCTGTAGGTCATAACCGACCTGACCAGGAATAACCATACTTCCTTCTTTAAAGAAGTGTTGTCCAACCGACTCCAACTGATTCTGAAGAATCGATTGCATAGTCGTAAGCTCTCTTGCCTGTATCGGATACCCAGGTCTAAAGAGGACTCGATAAAAATTCTTGTCTTTATCGAAGTCATCAAAGTATGGACTAATATTTAAATTGGTATTCTGTGGCATTGCTTAGAACTCGATTACGATTTTGATGTCTTCAATTTGGTCACCCGCACGAGTGATTGCTCCTCTGTTATCTATGTAAATAACGTCACCAGAGTTTGGATCTACTTCTGCTTTTGCATATCCGTTGGTAAATGCCATACCCAAATCATATTCAGCATTGTTAATGATTCTTGTTGATGAACCAGATACAATGGGGAAGTTAATATCAGGGTCAGCAGATGCACCTGAAATCGCACCTACTATTGGGTTACCACCTTCAAACTCAATTAGGTTACCAGTAAATTCAGGGAAGACTCCATCTATTCTATTCTGGTAATACTTTAGTACCTTAGTAGTACTATTCCATGATATAACCCTACCTCTTGCAGTTACCTGCTGACCACCAACGGTACGAGATTGGGTAATAATTTCATCAGTCTGGAAGTTTCCAGTAAAGGTCGGTGCAAATATCACCGCTTTTGTTGCACTCAATGTTAAATCTGAGGTTAACTCTTCAGTGCCAAACTTGTTAGGATTAATAACCAAACCAATACGACGATAGTCGTTATCAGTTGGGAAGTCACCAGATCCTTCATCATAGGTGAACTTAGTGTTTATCATTACACGGAAACCACCTAACTCAGTAGCAGGTGCTGCACCATGTCCCTCCACTGGAGGAATAACAACCTCGACACTACCACCAGTACCAGTTCCTGCACCAATACCGTTGACTTCATCGATGATTACTTTACCAAAGGTGTATCCACTACCACCAGATGTCACAGTAGCAGAAGCAATTCTACCACCATCAACCACAAGTGATACTCTACCACCTACACCGTCTCCTTTAATGGGGACGTTTTCATATGTACCATTGTTATATCCTGCACCTGAAGATGCAATAATAACAGTATCAATCTCTCCACCAATAGCATCAGCAACAACTGCGGTGTCAGACAACACAGGCATATACTCATTGGAGAAGAATTTCAAGACTTGACCAACAGGGATCGTAAACATATACTTCCAACGGTAACCATCAGCAGTTGTGATAATTGAAGTGGAGGTACCAGTAGGCTCAACAGTAGAAGGTTTACCGTTAGGATCAGAAGGACTTGTCCCATTAAAGATGCACTTGTAAACCTGATAAGACGAGTTAACAACGTAGAAATCTGCGTCGTAAAGTTTCGTCGCACCCGATGATGCAGTTTTAGTCGAGGAGTAATCATGGCGGTACATATCATAAACATAACCCAATCCACCAGTAGTTTGCTCTGGGGGTATCCAGTCTGTCCTACGGATAACCTGCACAGTATCATTCGCTAACACTCTCTTCATAGAGATCATGTCAGAATAGTCATCTGAAAACTCTTGGAATGAATCTACTGGGTCTGGAGGTGCATTCTCGTTATCCCATGGTTGGGGTCTACCGATGAACACATACAAGCGATCCCTAGAAGTACCTGCCTCTAAGTCAGACTGTGTAGGTATAGGTCCCTCAAGTGCCTTGCGGAACCTTTCGGCAGTAAAAATTCTAAATTGGTCGGTAAGTAACGCCATTGTCTACGGATTGCCTTCTTTATATTTATAGGGGTTAATCATCTTCATTTCTGGCATACAAATCGTATGACACAGAGAAGATATAACATTGAGCACCAGAATTATTTCCTCTTAGCATTTCGCCATCTTGGAAATAGTATTTGTCAGGAGAAGCAACGAGGTTAGGGACAATACTTCTACCTATTAATGTAGTCTGGCCTGTCTTGGGTGTATTGGGTAAAACTTGAGTCATAGTTGCTTTAACACCACTGGTAATCCCTTCGATTTCTTCACCAGCTGGATTATATGCAGACCCTACTTGGAATTCTCCTACTACTATCTCGAATGTTGATGTGTGAGCATCACCATCTCCTAACTGACCCGCAGATTGGATAGTTGCTACTAAAGCATTAGGACTTCCATCATATATCTGATCACCTAATTGGAATAGAGTGGTATTTTGACCACCTAAAGTTTCCTCAATACCATATTTAGATGATGCAATACCACCATCTAAGTTAATCTGGTTTTCAAACTCAGTACCAGTGTTAACTAAGTCAATAATTCCATCACCAAATCGTTGCACACCTTCTTCATCGGTGTATTCTTCATCATTATCCTCAAACCTTCTGTTAAGGATCAAAGACAATGGGTCAGTAAAGGTAACTATATCTTCACCTTCCACTTCTAATAAAACATGTGGTTCAACACCTGTGCCAGATGCACCTGCGGTACCACCAACGAATGCTATAATTTTAGACTGTTCACTGGATCTACCACCATCAATAAATGCCAACTCATCAACTTGGAATACGAGATATAGTGCTCTATTAACTCTATCCCAATCATATACAATAGCAACTCTGTTATTAGAGGATTCAACAACCCTTCTAACCTTATCAGTTACATTGAAATCATAATTTGTTAATCCAGTATTAGGATCATCCTGTAGGTTATCTAAGATAACTTTCTGGTCAAATCTAAAGTTAACTCCTCTATCACATCCTGTGAATGAATCCCATGGGACGTAATCTGGGTTAACGTTTAAGTCAGATTCATCATGCTTAGAGGTTTTACCTGTATATCTGATAACCTCTCTACCTAATAGAATCTTACCTGAACCTGGGAAAGGTGCAGTTGATTCAACATATATGGTATTCTGACTGGTATCTACGTCAGTAACTAATCCTGTTAAATTAAATATCGTAGAGTTTAAGGATTGTCTGACTCTTGCTGACCTGATGAGGTTGGTATCTCTCGTGAAAATAATTTCTGGAGGAGTGCTATAACCTCCACCACCTGCCAATAGGTCAATGTTCGTAATGACTCCAAGGTCAATAAACGCTTCTGCTGTTGCACCTGAACCTCCACCTTTAATAATTTGTATGAGAGGAGGTGTCTCGAAGAATTCACCTTGATTAGTTAATGTAATAGAAGAAACTTCACCAAACTGAGATACAGCAGCAACACCAGTTGCACCCTGTCCTCCACCACCTGATATGATGATGTTAACGTCTTCTTCTGTATAATTTCTACCTTGCTCTTCAATCGCTAGACCAGTAACCAGTCCTGTAACAGGTACTAATTCAGCACCAGATCCACCACCACCTTGTATAGATGCTACTGCATCAAAATACTGGTCACCTGGAACTGTCATCTGAATGAAGTCAATTCCACCACTACCATCATCTTTTATGAATATCTGTCCAGTTGCTTTACCATCTGAAGTATCATCTTCGATGACTAATTTAAGTGGATCATATCCTTCACCTGGATCTAATACTTCTACAGCAGTTATAACACCAGCTTCACCTTCAATGACTGCTCTTAATACTGCATCCCTGATTGGTGTACCACAATTCTCAATTCTTAATCTAGGAGGGTCATTAGGATCGTATCCTTCACCACCATTGATCACATAAACGTCCCTTACCCCAGATACACTATTAAATATCGGAATAATTTGAGCACCAGATCCAGGAACAGTTCTTGTCATACGATTACAATGTTACCTACCATAGCGGGGTGAGCAGTACACTCATAAACATAAGTGGTACCAGGACTTAAAGTCTGTGGGATAGTATAATACTGGACTCCAGTAGTTGAACCTGTAATACCATTAGTAATGGCAGATCCACCTGCTGATGCTCTTATTTCAAATGGGTGAGCATTACCAGTTGTGTTAACGAATCTATATGTGAAACCTCTCATGAGGTATATTTGTGGGTTGTCAGTAGAAGTGCCAACTCCACCACCAGATAGTCTATATGCATTACTCATATTAGATGTAATGTCAAAATTGACGTGTGCGACTGCTGATATCCAGTCACTACCATCAAATATTAGTTGTTGTCCTCTAGTTGAAGTAGATGGTAAAGGTACATCTACATTAACTGTCAAAGTATTAGAAGTTGCTACTGATGTGCATCCTGAACCACCTGCAATATTCAGGGTAGAGGTTGACAACTGTGCAGTTGTGGTACCACTATCACCTGTTATTGTTTTATAAACTTCTTGGACTACGTTAGGTGCATCATTAGTAATTGTTAGGTCATCTCCTGCTATAGCAGTAGAAACTCCAGTGCCACCAACGAAATTAATCTGTGCTGTTGCACTATTTGCAGTCTTATTTCCTGAATCACTACCTATGACACTGTAGAGATTCTGATCAGGGTCACCAAGTGTCCCTGTCATTGCTATTGTGAGGGTGTCTCCGACGATTGTAGTCGAGATATTAGTGCCTCCCGCAACTGTAAGGACATCAGTAGGAGCACTAGCAGTAGTACTGCCAGTGTCAGCAGTGATTCCTTCAAAGAGGTTTTGAGTTGTGCCACCACCTCCACCACCTGACGAATCATCGTTAGCTGGTTCCCATTTGTTTGTTGATCCATTCCATTTAATAACTTGACCACCACTTGGACCGCCACCAACGGTCATATCAACGTCACCTAGACTACCTAATCCACTTTGCTCTGTTATTATTGGTACCCAAGCAGTGCTACTAGCAACTCTAGGTTTACCATCAGCAGAAACATAGGCAAACATACCATGATGACTGTTAACATCAGGTAAATCGCCTACTGTTGGGAAATGATTTGAATATTTTAATTTTCCATCTTCACCATCGATATAAGTAAGAGCACTTCCAGTAT